AACATACATTCAAACGTTTTCAAGTTCGTCTCAGCAACAAATTTTGAATTATTTTATTGTAGTGGTAATCACAATTGTGATTGTTCATGGTTCGGGGAGAATTATGAAGTGGATTTCCCAATTTCTGGAGATGTTTAAAAAAAGACGTGATGGTCACTGTTAAACATGTTGAAGAGAAAGTTTCAACAGCAGTGGTTCAGGTCTCAGATGCAGCTTCGGACCTAACAACGGGAGTTGTTAGTGGGGTAGGAATTATAGCCATAGCATTTTCAATCAAATCACTTTGTGAGGTGATGTTACATGCAATGGTTGTCAGAAAACACAATCAGTTTCTTGAAAAAACCGCAGAAAAGACCAAAGTTGAAGAGCAGAAAAATGAGGAGCTAATCAAGGTTGAGGAAGCCCCAGCTTCGAAAGAAGTTGGTGAATCTGATCCTAAAATATGGAATCCCTCAAATTTGTTGCTCATGTTGGAATCACTTGTGCTAGTTTTGCTAGCGCCATTGATGTTCAAAGATTCAGCGATGGCCATAAACACATGGAACAAAATTAGTACCTTTGTGAGACAAGTAAAGACTATCATTGCAGGGACCGATATATGGTCGAGAGTTTTCGGAAAAGGGGCGCCAGCAGCTGAGCTTGCTCAGAGTCTGGGAGACCACTTGGAAGGAACCATCAAGAAAGTCGATACAAATCTGCATGCGGGAATTGGATTCAAATCGGGCGGTATGCTCACAAAAGAGGAAGATGAAAAAGTCGCAGAAATTGATGAGAAAGAAGAAAAGCATATAGTGGAAACTATTACACAACAATGGGAAGGTCAAGAAGAAGTTCAAAAGAAGCTTGAAGAAATGATCAAAACCGCGGAACGCAATCGCATATATGTGATTGTTGGTCTGGTTGTGTCAATTGTTGCTGCTGCTGCTGGTCTTATATACTATTTCGGTGTTTCGAAGCTGAGCTCAGTCTTCCAAAAGAAGCAACTGAGTGAAGTTTCAATTGTGGAGGTGACAGAACAAAAGTCGCTAACACCTATGGAAATGCCCAAGCAGGAAAATGTTGAAAAGACAAAAGAAGTCTGCCGTCGTTTTGCCAGATATGGCCAATGTGGACGTGGTGACAAATGTCGCTATGTTCATGTTTTTGTGCCAGCTATGGCAGAGATTGGAGAGGCAGGTGGTGATCTAGATCAATTGAAATTTGAAATGGATCGTGGTGACCTTTTGCAGGGTGCTCAAAGAATGACCCATAATGCGACCAAACGCATGCGTCAGAGAGCAACTGATATCCAAAAAAGTGGGAAAGGGAAAACAAACAATCGTTATGCCAATGTTTTTATTGACTACGATAAAGTTTTTGCTTTACCTGATGATTTGGAATCTCGCAAATTGTTATCTTGGGCTTGGCAAAATCACCTGTTGGAACATGGTGAGAAACCGAGCAGAGGTGCCCAAGATGAAATTATCAAAATCGCTCTTGAGAAGGGATTCCTTCTCAAGGACGATGAAGGTATGTTCATCTATGGCACAGAAACTGAGGAGGAAAAAGAACTTACAGAAATGCTATATCAGATGCAGCGTGAGGATGAAGCTGAGGAGCGAAATTATCGATACTCAGACCGAGGATCATATGATATCTCCAGAGCTCTCCCTGATTATCGTAAAAAGAAACAGAAGGAGTTTGGAGAAGCCATGGAGTTGAAGTTTAATACTCAAATAGATTATTTAAAGAATCAGGTCCGTGGATATGAGCAAGAGTTTAATAACATTGTTCAACAAATTGATTCTCTCACACAAGATCTGATGATAGAAAAAGAGCAACGGCAAACTTGCCTTAAAAAATCGGAGGAAAAATTCATGGATTTTCTTGAGACACACAAAGATCTTTTGAAGGGTGTGGACAAAGCTCCAATTGAGTTTATGCCTCCGTTGCCAGTTGAAGCAGGCGAAGCAAAGCCAGAAATAAAAGCTGGTCGTGATGCCAAATTATATAGAGAGTGTGTGAATTGTAAATTGAAGGATCACTTCACCGAGCATTGTAAAAGATATAAACAATGTCGCAGTCAAGCGTGCCCACAGGGACAACAGTGTAGCAGAAGACGCACATGTTGGTATCAGCATACAGAAGCTGAAACAATGCCAATAATAAAACAGCGAGAAACACCATTTGACTCATTATTTCCAAAGAAGGAAGTGGAAAAGGTGTTTCAAGCTGTTGCAGGTGCTACACCTAGGTGTCTTTTGTGTAATAGACAAGGTCATTATGCACAATTTTGCAAAACTCATTGTTTTGAATACATGAGTAAAGGAAAATGTGACAATGAGGACCATTGTGAAAAGCGGCATGGAAATGAAGCGCACGGTGAAGCATTATTGGAGGGACCTAGATTCCACCCTGATGATGCCATACCATACATGGCGTTCATAGAAACTCCTTATATGAAAGCAAATGGAACAATCTTGTCTGGTCAGATAAACATCAATCATCATGCGTTGTTGACCAAGTCGGTGGATATGGACAAAATGGATGATTGTGAAAAATTGTCACCAAGTGACATCATCAAAGTTCATTTATGGACGAAGGATGGTAAGGAATACCAAACCGAAGAATATAAAATTGGTGAAGGTGTTCATGTCAGTTGGGATGATTATGCCTTTCCACTGAAAGGCCAGTTTGTTGGTCGTTCGAGTATTGACTGGAAGGACAAATATGAACACAATGATATTGTGGGCATAGTAGCATGGGATTCATTTGAAAACTTCAAAGCAAAAAGACTTGGGTTCACTAGTGGTGCAATAAAATCTATTGAAAAGTTTGAGCACGATGGAAGTGAAAACATCAAAATTCTTTACAAATTTTCTACAGATAATATCAACTCTGGCGGAGCATTGATTGTTCCTTCTGGAAAAATGATTGGTATGCACAGTTTCCGTAGAGATACACAGAATGGAGCAATTGGGGTGACAAAAACACTTATTCAAAAACTCCAGAATTCAAAAAACTCATCCCGCCTCTCCCAGCACTGACAGGCTGGGCTAGCTTCTATGAAAGAGAGGCTGGTCTGTCTGACGTGTTTAGGGATGTGAGATCTTTCCCTAGGGCTTATGAGGAGCCCAAGCATCTCATATATGTGGCGAAGATGAATAGAAAAACGAATTATCGTGATAAAGAGCATTTGAATGAAACATTTGCTGATTTCATGGTAAAAACGGGTTATCATATGGTAGAAAATTATCGTATGGTAAAACCAAACTTCCCGGCGGCTGTAAAAAGTATTTTGAAGTATGACCGACCACAACCAGTTCTAAATTTGGATAGTTGGTCTATCTCAATGTATTTCTTGCATCGCCATTTTTCTCCTTTTTTATTGGGATCATCTATGATCTCTTTTCAAGAAGCAAAGGATGCCAGTGAAAAACAATCCGCAACTGGTTATCCCACAAATATTAAATTCTCAACTAAAGCACAATGCTATACTGATCCATATTTCTCATTTGATGAATACTTTGAAAAATATTGGTATCAGTTGGCGGAGCCCGAGATGTGTATGCGACCAATATGGACGTGTGCCCAGAAAGTGGAACTCAGATTAGTGTCAAAGTTGAGGGAAAACAAAATTCGTACATTCACTGCTTCTGCAATGGAGCACTCACTTGCCTTGAATATGTTTTGTTTCGACTTCAACAATCGCTTCTATGGTTCAAACAATCGAACATGGAGCTGTGTTGGAATGACAAAATATCTTGGTATGTGGGATCGACTTTACCATCGTCTCAATAGACACAAGAAAGGCTGGGCTTTGGACATCGGCACATTTGATGCTAGTATGTTTCGCGCAGCACTTGAGGGTCAACGAGATTTTCGTTGGGAAATGATGGAGGAAAAATTCAAAACGGATGAGAACAAACAGCGATTTTGGAATCTTTATCGTGACATAATCTACTCATGTATAGTGATGGATGATGGCACGCTTCTTATGAAATTAACGGGAAATCCTAGTGGTTCGGCAAATACTGTAGTGGACAACACAATGATCCTCTTCAGACTTTTGGCGTACTGTTGGATTGAAAACGTTAATTCTGAATATGAAGATTTCCAGAGATTCGTTGAGGCAGCACTCTATGGTGATGACAATACATTTACTAGTGCCCATCCGAAATACAATGCAATTGCTATAAGAGACACACTGCAAAAATTGCTCATTGAAGTCACAACAGATCATTGGGAAGAGAGACCACTAAAAGAGTTGGACTTTCTTAGCAATGATTTTGTTTGGCATGATGAGCATGAAATGTATTTACCAGGTTCTCGAGAGGATCGTGTGTTATGTAGCTTGAAGTATGGTAGTGGGTTGAATGATATTCGATGGCACTATCTTCGTGCATGTAACCTACGTACAGATTCATGGGGAAACCCAAAATTGCGAAAAATTGTCCAGGGTTACATTGAATATTTGACAAAAAACTACATTGACCAGTTGGTGGGTGTGGTGAATGGCAAAAATATCTCTGAAATCATGGCAATGTATAAAACTGATCGCGAGCTCAAAATCATATATACTGGATTTGAATTGTAGGTGGGTACCGGAAATGTGCACCTCCGATTTAAAATTCATATGGAAAATGTTGCAAAATTTCGTTTACATGGTCGCTATGTTGGCCCAGGCCACACTGGTGCTCTTACTCTTGGTGAATATAACTTTCGAGCGAGACCACTGGACTCACTGGATGCAGCTGCTCGGAATCATGATTATTCTTATCAGCAATCAAACAATCGTGCTGATTCCGACTTCATCCTTGCTGATCGCGCATTTGAAGTAGCAAAAAACAATCAAAATTTGAAATATACTGCCAATGTTGTTGGTCTTGGAATGACAGCCAAGGGATTGCTTGAATACAATCCTTGGAAAGAGCCAACTCATTATTTTGATCGTCCTGCAAATGAATACTTGAGACCAAATCGCTCAGGTAATGTCATGAAGGACCTTCATATTAATGGGAATAATGGGTCTTGGACAAATTCGGATGATGTCCAAAAGCTTACTCCTGCACAACAAAGCAAGAGGGACAAAGCAATCCATGCGGCAAGAATGAAAAATCAAAAGCAACAAAAACCAAAACCACCGAAAGGTGGTGGACAATCTATGGGTGGAAAAGCAGGAAATGTGTATCCCACTGGTTTACCAATAATCAGTGAGAGACCATATCTTGGCAATGCAACCAAAGGTCGTCCTGATCGCTGTCAGAAACGTGTCAAAATTCTGCCATTAGTTACTCCTGCAACGATCATTGCACCAGGCCATGTGTTTGCCTCATTTGAGGTTGACCGTGGTTTGTTTGCAACAACGCAAATTTCCAGATACTTCCAACGCTATGAAAAATGGCGTTGTAATTCGTGTCGGTTTGAAGCCGTGCCAGCGCTCGCAACAAACACTGCGGGCACAGCATGGATCACAGCTGATGTGGATGCAAATGACCAGCTAATAGTTGGTGATGTGAAGGATCTCGATTATTTTGCAAATCATACAGCTTCAATTGAACATTCTGTGTTTGGTGCAAAGTGGAGTACCACCCTTCGTGGTTCTTCACGAGAACTATTCACAGATCTTCCAAATCTCACATCAAACGCCACAGAAGACCAACGGTTGTCATCTGCTGGTGTTATCACTTTCACTGCAGGAGCTAGTCTGACCACGACAAGCACTCAAATGGCCACAATGTGGGCTGTTGTTGACTTTGACTTCTGGTCAGAAGCTTTTACTGAGGATGAGGATGTTATCTTCGCTGTTAAGGGTAATGGCACTGCCGCAAATCCTGGCACTGTCTTTGAATCGTATGCGTATATGCCACCAAATTATGTGTGGCCCGCAAATGAATATTCTTACCAACAGGGAAGGTTTGATGGGACAAATTTCTTATTGAAAACTGGATTCTATTTCTATAACTTCGTCTATATGTTCAATGGTGCAACGGGTAGTGTGACCCCAGCATTAGGAATAGTATCGAATCCAGTTTATTCTGCGGATGTGAACAACATTGGTGGAGCCAATACAACAAATTTTGAATGGGCAAATAGTCCAAGTCTCGTGAATCCTGTTGCACAATATCAACAAATAGGGTATATACGAGTCACAAATTATGCTGCTGGCTACAACAATTTTGTGTTTTCACCCAACATCACAACAACCAACTCAGTCACACTAACTGGGTTTGGAGTATATATAGCACGATTACCAGGCATACTGGGTGGTAGATACTTGGACTGGTTCCCAAAAGGAAACAGTGCAAGTTCCATCGAGTATGAAGAGAATGGGGAGAGGAAGAAGAAACCTGCTCCGCCGTGCAAATCCATGTCAGAAACTCAAAGTATAATGTCAAAAGCAGAGTACGAAGACTTTCTAATGTGGCGACAGTATCGGAACAATGCTGTCTCAGTCCGCATTGAAGAGACTGATGAGAAAGTTCCAGAAATACCGATAATGATCCGAGATGAACCTAGAGTAGTCTCAACGCCTAATCAAAGGCCAAGTATTGCAGCGCAGTCTTGGCTTAGCTTACGACGTTAGCCGGTCAGAACCTGTGTTTCGCCCATGATCAAAATGATCAAAATCTATCGGGAGGGTTTCTTTTCTGAAATTTCTTTTGTTTTCCCTAATCGATAGAGGGTTTATTTTCGTGCAG